GGATTAGCCAAACGACACGGAATTAATGTGATTGGTTTTCATATCACAAACCGCAAAACGATTAATCGTTCCATCCTTTTCGGAACGACCAGTTATGACGACCAGGACAAACTGAAAAAGTTTGTCACCAAGAACGGATACGCTCCTCTTAAAGAGAGCGGATATTCCACTTACTTTTTAGTTAACGACAGCGCCCTCAATAACGAAGCCGAATTCGGTGATGTTGACCGAAACGATGATGGCGATGTCGCTAAAGGAAAACTACGTACCCAGTTTCGTAAATTCACCAGCACCAGGAAGACCAGCAAAATGATGTTGAATGAATTTGTCAGTCTGGTTGCTTAATTGACAAGGAGGTCAATATGACTATTTCAAACTTTCTATTTGTAACGCTTGTAGTGTTTGATGCCTGGATTTGGGGATGGGCGACCCTCGCTATAATTAATTAAAAAAGGAGGAGAATTATGACTGATATCTATTTATACCATTCTGAGGAAAACCAAAAGTTGCTCGGAAAATACCTGAGCCCGGACGCTGAGAATTCCACTTTCAAAGGAATTCCAATGGAACTTCAAAATCTTGTTTTGAAACTCATACCGTCAAAAAAGCGCCGAATCAAATATCGTGGTTCCAGCAAACCTGGTTTCATCCGCCCGCAATCGAATACGATTAAAGAACACGCCGATTCCTTCGCCGTCTATTATGATAACAAAGACTGGCGTTCCGACAAACTGAATACAATCCTTCATCTAGGGGCACCGAGCGTATGACCGCCAAAATCATGGCCACCGACCCGAACCAACAGATGTTCGATTTTATGTACCACCCGCCATATGGCTTCCGCCAATTGGTCATCGATTTCGAGCCAGACCGCTCAGGACCGATGGATGCACTGGAAATGTTGCAAAAAAGAGACAGTTCCGAGAAAAACGTAAAAAAAGTGAAAAAAGGTTGAAAATAAGTGAAAAAACGCTTGACATATACCACGCCATAGCGTATAATATATACTGTTGATTGAGAAATAATTATATTATTAAGGAGTTAAAATTATGACGAAAAAAAGAGTGACAATTAATGAGTTTGGGGCCGCAACAAAAGAGTTGCTAGGTACCCTAGACGTTTCAAAAGCAAATATGAATACGGTCTCCGAGACCTACAATATTTGCATCCCATCAGCGGTTAAGTATTGTGACAAAATCGCCGCCGGTGTTCATCGCATCCCAGTGACCGAAGAAGTTTCGGCTCCTGTACGTTTAACGGTTCCAGTAAGTGTACCGAACGTACCAGTTGAGAATACTGCCGTTGTAGTTACCTCCCCGGTGACCGCAGTGACAGCCGACCGAACTCTGGCCGCAGAACTTGATTCTGCAATCTCCTTTATTCCTAAAGTTGATAAGACTTTCGTTTCTTGGGGAAACATTAACGACATTAAACGTATCCTGAAATCTCGCCTTTTCTTCCCGATTTATTTAACGGGTATGAGTGGCAACGGTAAGACTTTCGGAATCGAACAGACCTGTGCAATGCTCGGTCGTGAAATGATTCGTGTTAACTTTACCGCTGAAACCGACGAAGATGATTTGTTCGGTGGATTTCGCCTCGTAAATGGCGAGACAGTGTTTCAGTACGGCCCAGTTGTTGAAGCGATGAAACGTGGCGCAGTCCTCCTTCTTGATGAAGTTGACCTCGCCTCTCATAAAGTTATGGCGCTCCAGTCAGTTCTTGAAGGTAAAGGATACTTCATTAAAAAGCGTGCCGAGTGGATTGAGCCTTCTGACGGTTTCACAATCATTGCTACTGCCAATACAAAAGGCAAAGGCTCTGATGATGGCCGCTTTATCGGAACGAATGTTATGAACGAGGCTTTCCTTGACCGTTTCAGTGTTACGATGTATCAGCCTTATCCGACAGAAGCCATCGAGAAGAAAATTCTCCATCTGGCCGCTGAAGGATTCGGAATCACATCCGAAGCACTTGGGAAATTTATCCCGAACCTCACAATGTGGGGCGACATTATCCGTAAGACTTTTGAAGAGGGTGGAGTAGATGAAATTATTTCAACCCGCCGTCTCGTGGATATTATCAAATCATTTTCAATCTTCGGAGACCGAGGCAAAGCAATCAAAATGGCAATCGAGCGTTTCGATGATGAGACCCGTGAGTCCTTTATGAGCCTCTACGAAAAGATTGATGCTGGAGTTGGAGTCCCCGAGGGTGGGACATTTGATGAGGTCCTCGACCGTGCCAATGCCGAAACTCCAGAAAACGAATAACTCCGTGGGGTAGTTTGAACCCCTCAATCAACACCCTCTGCCCCTTCCTCTTTGGGGGTAGAGGGTTTTTTCAAGTTTATAAGAGAAAGGATTGAAATGGAAGATACTTTAGTAAAAAATTTAGCCGAAAAGGCATACGATTTCCAAAACGGCCCCAAAAAGGTTGAGAAATCTCCAACGGCCGAAAATCATGGCCAGGGTCCGAAGAACGAATTCAAGGGCCATAGGGTGAAAATCCCCCAGCCGCCGACAGTTTTTGACTGGCATTATGGCGAGGGTGAGATATTGGCTGACCTGGAAACCCATATGAAAAGCACCTACACGAGTCATTATACCAGCGAGAATTTGGACAAAGTCCAGACCATCGATGTATTTGCCCATCGTGGTACCTTAGGCTCCACTTCTATCGATAACGCCATCAAATATCTAATGCGTTATGGCAAGAAGAATGGCAAAAACGAAAAGGACCTCATCAAAGCACTGCATTATCTGGTATTGGCTACCGCCTTTGAGAGGAAACAAAAAGCCAAAGAAGGGGTTGACATCACTGTATAAACCGTGTATAATAGACCCAATATAATAGGAGAATATATATTATGAAATTGAGTGAATCAACGGTTGAGGTTCTAAAGAACTTTGCAACCATTAATCAGTCAATTCTTTTCACTGATGGAAAGGAATTGAATACGGTCGCTGTACAAAAGAATCTTTTGGGTTCTGCAACTGTTGCCGAGACTTTCAAATCACCGAATGGTGAATTTGCAATTTACGACCTTAACGAATTTTTATCTACGCTATCCTTGTTTGAGGACCCAGACGTAGAATTCGGAGAGCAATTCGCAACTATCTCTGATTCAAGAGCCAACACAGTTTATTGGTTTGCCGATAAAGAGATTATCGTGTTCCCAACCTCCAAGATTGAAATGCCAGACAGTGATGTAGAATTCACTCTCACGGCTGAATCTTTGGATAAGTTGCAACGAGCAACAGGAACTCTTGGTGTACCAGACTTGGTCATCCGAAGAGGAGAATCCGACCCATCAAAAATCGTAGCCGAGGTTCTTGATAAACGTAATGATACTTCAAATACGTTTTCTCTTGAAGTGGGCGACTACGCCGGCGATGCCAATTTCAAATTTTATTTTTTGAATGAACGTATGAAGATGCTTCCTGGAGATTACAATGTCCAGATTTCATCTAAGAAAATCTCGAAGTTAACATCAGTGCCCGATGGCGAAGTAACTTATTGGATTGCACTGGAACAGGACTCAACCTATGAGTAAAGATTTTCTATGGGTAGAAAAATATCGCCCAAAGACTATTGCTGAATGTATCCTAACAGATTCTCTGAAGGATACCTTTAAGGAGTTTTTAGCAAATGGTGATATGCCAAATCTTCTGTTGAGTGGTTCAGCAGGAACAGGCAAAACATCCGTTGCGAGAGCCCTTTGCGAAGAATTGGGTTATACGACATTAGTTATCAATGGGTCGATGGACAGAAACATTGATACCCTACGAAATCAAATTTCCACGTTCGCCTCTACTGTCTCATTCGATGGCGGTAAGAAGTGCGTTATATTAGACGAAGCGGATTACCTCAATCCACAATCGTTTCAGCCTGCCCTCAGAGGATTCATAGAGCATTTTTCCAAGAACGTCAGGTTCATTCTGACTTGTAATTTCAAGGATAAGATTATCGAGCCGATTCATTCAAGAACCACCCATATAGATTTCAGAACTGGTAAAGAAGTCTATCACAAGATGGGTGAGTTTATGGATAGGACAATTGATATCCTCGAGAAGGAAGAGGTTCGTATAGAATCGAAGCCAGCACTCGCGGAATTGATTAAGAGACATTTTCCAGATATGCGTAGGACTCTGAATGAACTTCAGAGATATGCCGCCGGAGGAGTCGTTGACAAGGGCATTCTAGCAAAAGTTGGAGAAGCAAATCTTGAGAGCCTTATGGGATATCTCAAGGAGAAAAAGTTTACAGATATGAGGCAATGGGTCGTAGACAATATCAATACAGACCCAGTGTTCATTTATCGCCAGATTTATGACCAGATGTATAAGTATTTACAGCCTCAGAGTGTGCCACAAGTGGTACTCCTTATTGCGGAGTATCAATACAAACAGGCGTTTGTTCAAGACGTTGAGATTAACCTGGTCGCATTTTTGACCGAAGTAATGGCGGAGACAGAATGGAAATAGATGTGAAAATAGATAAGTGGTTAGATGATAGAGGAATCACCAAGAATGGTACTGCAATGGGCCAGGCGATTAAAACATTAGAGGAGTGTACAGAACTTCTTGATGCCATAAATCATAATAATGAAGATAAGATT